ATTCAAATAAACACAGTGCCGCAAACATCGGGTTCACCAGGAGATACAAACTACACACCAACGCCGCAAGGCAATCTGTCGGCGTTCGGACAAGGAATCATAAACAGACACGGATTCACAAAATCATTCGTAGAACACGGATACATCCTAGGGATAGTAAGCGTAAGAGCAGATCTCAACTTCCAAAATAAAATAGACCGACACTGGAGCCGCCAAACAAAATACGATTTTTACTGGCCGGCACTCCAAGCCCTGGGCGAACAGCCAGTGCTAAACAAGGAGGTCTATTACGCACTAGCGAGCTCAGACGAGGAAGTATGGGGATACCAAGAACGCTGGAGCGAATACAGATCATCAATGGGACACATAACAGGAGCTTTCCGAAGCGACGCGTCAGCTTCGCTGGATGCCTGGCATTACGCGCTAGACTTCGGAGTAACAAAGCCAAGCCTCAACGACACATTCATCAAGGATCAGCCTCCAATAGCAAGAACGATTGCGGTACAAGACGAACCAGAATTCCTGATGGATTCATGGGTAGATATAAAAGCAGCAAGACCAATGCCTGTTTACTCAGTACCTGGATACATTGACCACTTCTAAGGAAAATTTCGCTGAAAGTTACCCACAGATACACAGGGTCACGCGCGCGCGTTAGATCACGCGCACGTACCATGTGCATTTGTGGATAACTGGCAGCGAAAGGAGTCGCCTCTATTCCCTTCGGGCGGCGACGGGTCAAACCAGAAACACACAGGCAAATAAAATGCTGCAGAACAAACAAACAAACGCCAAACCAACCCAAAGCCTCGGGAGAAAATAATGGATCCGGCAACAGCAATCCTCGCAAGCGCAGGAATAGGAGGACTAGGAAACATAATAGGAGGACTGTTCGGAAAAAGCGGACAGGAATCAGCAAACGCAGCAAACCTGCAAATCGCCCGGGAAAACCGAGCGTGGCAGGAAAAAATGAGCAACACCGCAAATCAGCGGGCAGCAAAAGACTTAGAGGCCGCCGGCCTCAACAGAATACTAGCGATGGGCAAGCCCGCGACTACGCCGTCGGGAAACATCGCAACAATGCAAAACACAAAAGCAGCACTCCAACAAGGAGTAGCACAAACCGCGAACATCGCGGCAAACACAGCGCTGCAAATCGCGCAAGCACAAAAGATCAGACAGGAAACACAGACAAGCGGCACGCAAGCTTCACTAAACATGACCGCAGCAGAACTAAACCAATCGAAGGATGCACTGGCACAAATGCAGTCCAACCTTACGAATGAGCAAATGAAGAACGTAATCGAAACCCGGACGGGTATCACATTCAAAAACAAGGAAGCCGATTACACACAGCAAATCAGAAAGCTCCAAATCGCCAAAGTACAGTCAGAATCAGAATTCTACGACTGGCTAATGGGAGCAAATGCCAACGAAATAGCGAACGCAATGGGCAAAGCGGGACCACTGGTCCTCGCAGCAATAAGAGCGTTCTTCGTAGTCAACAGAGGACGATAAAATGCCAGTCAGAGACACAACAAAACGAGTTCGCCAGGTACACCCGAAATGCGGGAAAACCGTGACCGAACAACACCACGCAAAAACGTGCAACATCAACTATATCGTGGGGAAATACCAAAAAACGGGTCTAGTAGACCACGTAAACCGACACCAAGGCCGCTATGGAGACGTAAGCGCGGCCAACTACGAGAAGGCGATGGAACTGGTGACGGAACAAGAAACAGTGTTCGCGGAGCTGCCAAGCAGCGTCCGGAAACACTACAAGAACGATGTGACCAAGTACCTGGCACACGTTCAGACGGAGGAAGGCGCTCTAGAGCACCAAAACCTCCTGAACCCGGTCCCGGAGGACCCGGAACCGGAGAAAGAGGCTCCTGAAGAGCCTCAGAAGGCGACAGAACCGGAACCGGAACCTGTCACCTAGCACAGTTAACATCAAGTGGGGAAACTGTGCGGGACAAAGTCCCATAACCCAAATGGGAAAAAAATCGAAAAAATGAGAGCCCTACGGGGCTCTCCCCTTTCCATGGGGCGGCGGGGGGTGGCTCGCAAGAAGCCAACCATCCCGCCAAGCCTAACACTACTGTCAAGGCATAACCTGTGGATAAGTCTGCTCAGCCTATGTATGGTGGGACTTCCAGCCTGTCAAATACTGGTCCATCAGGAGACGAAAATATGCGCAGACGCAGAAAACTCGGCAAGAAACGCAGCAAGAAGATGTTCAGGAAAGGGGCACAACGAGTGCACAAAAAGAACGTCAAACAAGCACCGCAGCGGGGCGGATGGCGACTCTAGATGCCATGCTACCGACCGTTAAATGCCTGGCAAAGTCCTGCAGGGGGGGCGGTCGTATTCAGCCCTTCGAGGTCGCATCCACTGTCGCTACAACTCCCCTGCGGGCAATGCATAGGATGTCGGCTGTCCAAGGCCTCAAACTGGGCCACAAGATGCATACACGAAAGCAGCATGCACGACGACAACTGCTTTGTAACGCTGACATACAGCGACGAAAATCTGCCTTGGGACGGAAGCCTCAACAAGGAACACTTCCAAAAATTCATGAAGCGCCTACGAGAGCGCACGAAAACAAAAATACGGTACTTCCACTGCGGAGAGTACGGAGAACAACTACAACGACCTCATTACCACGCACTGATCTTCGGGTATGACTTCCCAGACAAAACACTATGGAGCGAAAAAGACGGTGTACGTACGTACACATCTGAACTTCTGGAAAAAATATGGCCCTTCGGCTTCAGCACCATCGGGGCCATTACATGGGAAAGTGCCGCATACTGCGCCAGGTACGTTACAAAGAAACAAACAGGGGAACAGGCAAAAGACCATTACTGGCGAATACTCGACACCGACCTCGAGGTCGAACTACAACCAGAATACGCGACGATGTCGCTCAAACCCGGGATCGGAGAGACATGGTTTACAGAGTATAAAGACGATTGCTTCCCAAGCGATTACATCACTGTCAAAGGCAAGAAAAAACAAATCCCCAGGTACTACGACAAACTGCTCGAACGACACAACGAGCTCGACCTGGCGATGATCAAAGAAGGAAGAAAGCGAGAAGCAAGAAAACACCATGAAAACAACACAGGAAAACGATTAAAAGTACGAGAAAAAGTACAACAAGCCAAACTAAACACACTAGCAAGGAACCTCGAAAATGAAACACGGACTATTCAGCGTAAGAGACGCAGCCACTGAAACATACAACAACACATTCACAGCGCCGACAAACGCGGCGGCAATGCGCCAGTTCAGCGAACTGGCAAAAGACCAAAACACAAACGTACACAGGTACCCCGACGACTTCGTGCTCTACCGCGTCGGTACTTGGGACGACGACACCGGGCAACTGATACCGGAAGAAATGATCAAACTCGCACACGCAAGGGATTACAACAATGAGCAGAGCGCCGAAACGACCTAGCCCAACGCATTACAGCTTAGCGCCACAGGTCAGCATGAACAGGTCGACATTCGACCTTAGCTTCCCATACAAGACAACCTTCGACGGCGGCAAATTAATACCACTGCCGCCAATGGAAGTTTTACCAGGAGATAGTTTCAGGCTTCGCATGACAGCACTGGTCCGCTTAGCTACACCGCTATTTCCAACAATGGACAACCTGCACCTCTCCAGTTTTTGGTTCTTCGTACCGAACCGATTAACATGGGAAAACTGGCAAAAATTCATGGGGGAGCAGGATAACCCGGCCGATAGCACCGACTACCTGGTACCACAGGTAACAGCACCGACAGTACCGCCGTCAGCGGAATCAGTCTATGACTACATGGGACTACCGCTAAAATCACAAATCGCGGTCAACTCGCTACCAATGCGAGCATACAACCTCTGTTTTAACGAATGGTTCAGGGATGAGAACCTGCAAGATTCAGTACCAGTCCCGAAAGACGATGGGCCAGATGCCCTCGGGGACTTCGTAATACAAAACAGAGGAAAGCGGAAAAATTACATAACGAGCTCACTGCCGTGGCCGCAAAAAGGACCGGGCGTGGAAATACCGATCGGAGTATCCGCACCTATCCAAGGCATCGGTAAACTAACAACCGCGACGTGGACACAAGCAGACACCGACGCAATCGAAACCGGCGGGGCGACCGTTTCGTATCCAAACCACATCGCCG